TTTAACAAGCAAACCTGTAACAACGAATGAAGATGTTGTTATTGTGGAAGTATCAGATAAGACTTTAGAAAAGCTTGGTCAATGGCCATTGGATAGAAAGATATTTGCAGATAAGATCATGCAACTTAGAGAGTATGGTGCCGGTCTTATTGTTATGCCTATTCTATTCTCAGAACCAGATAGAGCAGGGCACGATAAAGAGTTTGCTGATGCTATTGGAACTGGAGGAGTGATCATTGCTCAAACACCAACAAACCAAAACCAAAAGCCAGATGCTGTTCGTCGTGGCTTTGCTGCTATTGGTAATAATCCTGCCCCTTATGCTTATAGTTGGAATGGAGCTGTTAGCCCTATCAAAATCCTTGCAGATGCCGCATCGGGAGTTGGTATCATTGCTTCCACACCTGAGGTGGATGGTGTTGTACGACGCATGCCAATGGTCGTTAACATAAATGGTCAATTGTATCCTTCTCTACCTCTAGAAACAATAAGAGCTGCTACAGATGACCCTTCGTTCCAAATTAAAGCTGATGATTCAGGTATTGCTGCTGTTCGCATTCCTAAGTTCAATACTATTTCTACGGATAAAAATGGCAGAATATGGATTGATTGGTCCTCTAACTATAGGACAATTGATTTCCTCGATGTAAAGAAAGAAGATGTAGAAGGTAAGTCTGTTATCATTGGATTATCTGCATCTGGAATTGCTAATGTGATTGCAACACCACGTGGTGAACAATTTGCTCATACCGTTCAAGCCAATGCACTTATCTCTGTGTTTAATGGTACAACACCTGTAAGATATTCCTATGCACCAACATTAGAACTTCTAGCAACGATTTTATTAATTACTCTTATTATATTAGTAATACCACGAATCCCTGTGTTAGCTACTATTCCAATATTACTTATTGTCGTTTGCACATTGGCTTATCTACCACAATTTTTATTTTCTAGTAATATGGAATTGTGGGATGTATCTTATATTTTATTCTCTACGTTGATCACATACGGCACAGTGATTGCTCAAAGAATGATAAATGAGTATCTACAAAAATTACAAATTAAAAAGCAATTTGGGACGTACTTATCACCTGATATGGTAGAGAAATTACAAAAGAATCCTGAGTTGCTACAACTGGGAGGAGAGTCTCGTGAACTCAGCATTATGTTTACTGACGTGCGTGGTTTCACTGCTATATCTGAGCATTATGGTAGTGATGTTCAAGGATTAACAAAGATAATGAATCGCTATATGACTGCGATGACATCATCTATTCTTGAAGAAAATGGTACTTTAGATAAGTACATTGGTGATGCTCAAATGGCATTTTGGAACGCTCCTTTAGATGAACCAAACCATGCTAAGCGAGCTGTGAAAGCAGCGTTAAAAATGTTAGGAAAGTTAGATGAATTTAATAAAGAAGTTGGAGCGGAAGGCGTCCCTGCATTCGGGATGGGATTGGGCATCAATACTGCTACTGTCGTTGTTGGTAACATGGGTAGCACTCAAAGGTTTGATTACACTTGTCTCGGTGATGGTGTCAATCTAGCATCTCGCCTTGAAGGTCAATCTAAGAACTATGGTGTATTATTAATCCTTGGTCCAGAGACTGCTAATCAAGTTAAGAATGAGTACAGAGTTATTCAATTAGATACAATTGCTGTCAAAGGTAAGAAGGATGGTGTTGACATTTACACTGTGCTTGATAATGCTGATTGGGCAAAAAGCCATGTGATGACACACACTAAATTCTTAGAGATTTACAAAGCAGGTGATTGGGAACGTGCTATTCAATATGCAACAGACCTTAGAAAATGTTTTAATAGAAAGTTAGATCATTATTATGAATTAATGATAGAGCGTATCGAAGACTATAAGATTAATCCACCTAAAAATTGGGATGGTGTTTATAGAGCAACGAGCAAGTAATTATTGTTCGTTGTCATCGTTCATTTGAATGTGTCTTATTTGTTCTAGATGTTTGCTACGCAATGATAAGACTACATTTAATTTTTGATTTAATCTAATAAGATCATTATCCAACATTCTAATACGATCAATCAATGCTATTAGAACTGAGTTAGCATCAGATAATACTGGTTTAATTTCTACAGTAGCCCATTGATATACATAATACACAATATATCCAATTCCACAAGCTGCAATAATTGGAAATCCGTATTGGTTGATGGCGTTAGCTAAAGCTGTTAGATCCATTTTTAATCTTCTCGTTATGTTCAATATAAAAATTTAAATTAGTTGAGAGGTGGGTCATAAACACTAACCTACCTCTCAAATATACAGAATATTGTTTCTTGCCATTGCGTAAACGCCTAGCAATTATTTCATACATTCATTAAAATGGTAGGAAATACCATATCCCATTGCAGAGTAAAAGAATACCAAGAACACCAGTACCAATACTAGCATACCACAATGTCATACTAACGGCTAAAATAGCTGTTGTGCTTAGGACGATAGAAATTTGTAAAACAGTATTGGCATAGCTAAAATATGGACTGCGTTTCTTAGCAGCATCACGGTCTTCTTCAAGACCTTTAGCTTTTGCAGAGATATCTGCTCTTTCTTTTTCTAATTTACCAATATAATTCTTATAGGAATCAACTAAGCTTTTATCTGGAGTGATGTTAGAAGCAACCTCATACAAATCTTGTTTAATTGATTTAGCTTGATAGTAATTCCAAGCATCGTTAGCTGTAATGTTATCTGTTAAAATTCTACCACTAATACCATTGCTAAGTAATGTACAAAGAGCTAAAATAGCTGCATAAATTGTAATTGTGATACTGGCGCGTCCTTTGAGAACTGCTTCACCTTCACTGCGACTCAATACTTTTCCTGTTTTATCTTTTAAAGCCATTATGCTCTCCTTATTATAATTGATCTACAGCGATGAGGCATTTACCTGCACCGTTCATGCAATAACCCCAATGATAACGATGATGTCTAGGTGGATGATCTATTGGTGTAGGTCTTCCAAAACCTGATAATCTATGTGGTGTGTGTATATTTTTAATTTCAAAAGCCATAACAGAGTTAGATATCAACATCATGAATGTAATTAATACTACCTTCATTAGTCTCTCCTTGCGTCATTCTTTCCATCTGCTCGAGCTATACGATCAATGTCAGGTCTTAAGCCCAAAGCATCACTCATTAATGTATCAATTCTAATGAGATCATGATTCATTGTTTTCACTCTATTATCCAAAGCTGTAATGATACCAGCCATTCCTTTAACGGAACTCATAACACCTGCTAAAATAAATTTTATTGTTAAAAATATAAAATATCCACCCACTAAGGATGAAGCAATTGGAAATCCTACTTGACCAATTAATTTTAAAATATCCATATCCATCACCTTATATACTAAAGCTTTTACCACAGCCGCAAGAAGAAGTTTCGTTTGGATTAATTAAAACTAATCTGTTATTGCCAAGTTTTTCCTCGTAATCTAACATAGTTCCTAATACATACATTAAACTTATTCCATCGACAACGAATTTATGTTCCCCGTCCAAATCAACAACCTCGTCCATATCTTCAATTTGTTCATTGTCAACAAAACTATAATCGTAACTAAATCCAGCACAACCACCACCTTTGACCTCTAACCTAATGGCCGGTTTATTCTGTGACACACAAGTATTAATAAGATACTTTTTAGCATTATCCATAATTGTAATAGGTTGCATGAAATATTTCCTTAGCCCAGCGAAAAAAGAGTAGCTACCCGGGTGCTTTAATTGGAGTTAATCGTTATATATATTTATGTAGATGCCTGATGGATCTACATTACAACAATCAACCTTGCTTAATAGGAGGTCTTTATGACACAATTTGATATCGCAAAACTATTTGATATGCCTACAATTGATAAGTTCTTTGTTGGTTATGAGCCAATGATTAAAAGAATGGAAGAGGCTCATGCTGCTCTTTCTAAGACGATTCCAAACTACCCACCATATAATATTGTTAAAGTTGACGAGAACAAGTATGTAATTGAAATGGCTGTTGCTGGTTTCGGTAAGCAAAATCTTGATATTGAAATTAATGATGGAACACTTATTGTTTCAGGCCACTCTCAACTAGCCGATATGTATGATGAAGGCATCAATAATACCTACCTCTATAAGGGTATTGCCGATCGTAATTTTACTCGTAAGTTCTCTATTGCCGATACTGTGGAAATTAAAAATGCTGACTTGATTAATGGTATGTTAAAGATCTGGCTTGAGAATATCATTCCTGAATCCAAGAAGCCCAAGAAAGTTGAGATTAAAGATCCTTCTGAGGCTGAAACCACTAAGACAACTAAGAAGCAATTTTTAGCAGAAAAAAATAAAGAGGACTAAAATGAATAAATTTAAAAAAAGATTATCTGGTTGGCTTAATCGCCAATCCAGGATAAGACACACTGTTCGTGAATTAAGCGCACTTTCGGATAAAGATCTTTCCGATATTGGTGTTTCACGATGTGACATTCAAAGAATTGCAAAGGAGGTTGTTCTATGACAAAATTTCTAGCGAAACTTTTTACTAAGAAAAAAACCAATAATAGTTATATGAGCCCAGAAGAGAAATACATCAGAGATCGTAACCCACAATCGATCCTTGATGTAGAAAATTACTCCAAACAGTTTGAAAGAAACCAAAGTTATTCTTCTCATAGAACATGGAGTACTCTATAATGTGGCCTTATACAGTTGAAGAACTCGTAATCATTAACGGTAAATAATACACAAGGGGGATTAATTTCCCCCTTGATTTTTTTTGTTATGTGAGTTAATATTAATTATGTCAAAATTTTACACAAATGTTTCCACCTACCGTAATGAAATTCTGCTCCGTGGCTATGAAGATGGTCAACGGATCCAGCAATCTGTTCCTTATAAGCCCTATCTTTTTGTCCACTCAAAACGTGGTGATAGTCCATATCGTAATCTAAAAGGTAAGCAGGTTGATAAGATTGAATTTAGTTCTATGTCTGAAGCTCGTGACTTTGCTAAGAGGTATAAAGAAGTTGAAGGCTTTGAGATATACGGTCTAACTAACTACACTTACACCTTTATTAATGACTACTATGCTGGTGATATTGATTATGATCCAAAGATAATCTCAAAGGTTAATATTGATATTGAGGTGGCTGCTGATCAAGGATTTCCGCATCCTAGCACTGCTGAAAAAGAAATCACAGCTATTACATTACAAAAGAATGAAACCTATATTGTTTTAGGTTGTGGTGAATTTACAACCACTGATGAGAATATCAAATACCTTAGATGTAAGGATGAGGTAGAGCTTTTAACTAAGTTCTTGGATATCTGGCGTTCTAAAGCCTATGCGCCTGATGTTGTGACTGGTTGGAATATTGAAGGGTTTGATATTCCATATTTGGTTAATCGCATTCGTCGTATTCTTGGTAATAACATGGCTAAGAAGTTATCACCTTGGGAAATTATTGAAGAACGTGAGGTATCTATTGGTACGCGAGAACCTCAAGTTGTTTATAATCTAGTTGGTATTGCTGCTCTTGATTACATGCAGATGTATAAGAAGTTCTCCTTTACTAATCAAGAATCTTATCGTCTAGATCATATTGCCAATGTTGAACTTGGTGAGCGTAAGATGGATTACTCTGAGTATGATTCTTTGTTTGGATTATACAAAAATGATTATCAAAAGTTTATTGAGTATAACATCAAGGACGTTGCTCTTGTTAATCGTTTAGATGAAAAATTAAAATTGATGGAACAAATCTTTGCTATTGCTTATGATGGTAAGGTTAACTATCAGGATGCTTTTACATCGGTGCGTATGTGGGATATCATTATTCACAACTATCTCTTGAGCCAGAATATTGTTGTTCCTCAGATGCGTGTTGGTGAGAAGAATGGTCAGATCATTGGTGCTTATGTTAAAGATCCTAATAAGGGTTTGCATAAGTGGGTTGTTTCTTTTGACTTAAATTCTCTTTATCCACACATCATTATGCAATATAATATTTCACCTGAGACATATGTTGGTCATATCTCCTCCATCAACGGTGAAGATGGTGTTATGAAGATCCTAGATGGTTATTTAAATGAACCATCAGTTCGTAATCAATTGTTGTCTGAGAATCTAGCTTGTGCTGGTTCTGGCTGTATGTTTGATAAAGACTACCAAGGGTTTCTACCTAAGCTCATGGAAAAGATGTATGATGATCGTGTTGTCTTCAAGAAGAGAATGATTGAGGCAAAGAAGGAAATAGAATTGGTTGAAGCAGAGATGAAAAAAAGAGGTATACTCTAGCTTTATGTAACTAGTATTTTAGCTAAATAGTTATAAGATAGGAGATATTTTATGATTATAGTTTACAAAACAACCAATACAATTAACGACAGATATTATATAGGTGTTCATAAAACAGATAAAGAGATAGATAATTATTTTGGTTCTGGTTTAGCTTTAAAAAGAGCAATTAAACATTATGGTAAATGGGCGTTTAAAAGAGAAACTCTTTTCAATTACACTGATGAGGATGAACATTTAGCATACGTTAAAGAACAAGAATTGCTAAGTGTTCATTTAAAAGATCCTCTTTGTTATAATTTAATGGAAGGGGGACATGGTTCATTTAGTAAAATAAACTCTGAAAGATTTAAATATACAAATCCAATGAAAGATCCTGAGATTGTAAATCGTAATCTTGAATCACGTAGGTTGAATGAAACAGAAGAATCAAGACAATATAAAAAAAACGTTTGTAGAAATAATATACAAAAAGCTATAGAATATAATACAGGTAGGAAACGACCTGTACATTCTCAATTTATGTCTATAGAAAGTAAAAAAAGATGGGCTAATAATAAGGAAAAGATTCGTGATTGTTTATCAACTACGTTTAATATTATTTCCCCACAAGGAGAAATGTTTACCACAAATAGATTAGAAGAATTTTGTTTAGAAAAATCTCTAACATATGTATCAGTTTGGAATAGCTCACGAACTGGTGTTCCCGTAACAAAAGGCAAATCAAAAGGATGGTTATGTCAATCGATTACACACAATTAACAGATAAGGAGTTACGAGAGCTACGTACGCAGAAACAGAAGGAAATTGCCCAGGCGCATAATATGCAGCTGGCCAAAAAAATCCAGCTGAATTCTGCGTACGGCGCTCTCTCCTAGTTACCAATGAATACTTCCGCTGGTTTGATAATAAATTAGCCGAGTCTATCACACTCTCTGGCCAGTTGGCTATTAAGTGGATGGAACGTGAGATGAATAAGTATCTTAATAAATTATTTAAAACAAAGGATGTTGACTATGTCTTGGCCAGCGATACGGATTCTATGTATATTACGCTTGACAACCTTGTCACTCAATGCAATCTCCAGGATAGTCCAACTGCAGACATCGTCAAATTCATTGATGAAGCCTGTGAACATAAGTTTGAACCTTTTATTGATAAATGTTACGGGCAGCTTGGTGAATATGTTAATGCCTATTCACAAAAAATGAAAATGAAGAGAGAAGCCATTGCCAATAAAGGTATTTGGACAGCTAAGAAACGTTATATCTTAAATGTTTGGAACAATGAAGGTGTGGCATACTCTGAACCTAAATTAAAGATCATGGGTATTGAAGCTGTACGTTCTTCTACACCTTCTTCTTGTCGTGTAAGCATTAAGAAATGTATTAATGTTATTATGAATGAAGAAGAGTCTGATGTTATTAAATTTATTGAAAAATTTAGAACGGAGTTTGCTGCTTTACCTTTTGAAGAAATTGCTTTTCCTCGCGGATGTAAAAATATGCAAGAGTATGAGGATCGAAACTCTATCTACCGTAAAGCAACACCTATTCATGTTCGAGGTGCTTTAGTATATAATCATCTTCTCAAACAAAAGAAATTAGATTCTAGACATCCTACTGTTCAGAGTGGTGATAAGATTAAATTCTGCTACATGAAGGTACCTAATCCTTTGAGAGAAAATGTAGTATCTTGTCCAGGAACGTTACCACGCCAGCTAGGCTTAGATCAATATATAGATTATGATCTGCAATTTGATAAAGCTTTTGTTGAACCAATTAAAACTATCTTAGACGCTATTGGTTGGCGTGTTGAGAAGAAAGCATCGTTGGAAGATTTCTTTGTATGAGAGACATATATGCTAATGAGTTCATCAAATATATAAAGATTGATGGTGTCAATCTACCTGTCTTAAAAATTACATTCTCCGGTGATTTTGATGAAGGTTTGACCAAAGTAAGATCTGAATGTGCCTTCCAAGATATTAGAATGCACGATTATAAAAGAGCTTTATATATTGAACAAGACCATTTCGGTTATCAATATGCTATTTACGGTTGTTATGGGTTTAATATAAAAGAAAATAAAAATGATAGAGCATTTTATTTAAAACAATTTAATGAATATAAAACTTTTAAAATTAAATTTGATGGTGAATCTGCTACAGATTATTCGTATTATAATGATCCTAAAGGCGATCAATTAAATAGAATGAACAGAACCTGGTACGATAACGATTAAGGAAAATTAAATGGCTAAAGCACCTATTAATGTAGATTTTGATTTTGGATTTTCTGCTGTCACTGAAGAAGAATTGAAGCAGCATGAGAAACAACAAATTGATAATCTATCTAAGCAAGCAGAAGTGTTGGCAACAACTACTGTATCTGCTCAAGAGAAAATGGAAGCTATGTATAAAATGATTATTCCATTGATTATCAATCTTTCAAAAGATCCACAGAAAGAATACATACTATGGCCCGGTCGTGATAAAATTTTAGCAGAATTTAAAGCTAAACTTGATGACCTGGTAAATGGTTAATTATCTAGCCCTATTAACTTCTTTAAGTCTTTCTACTGTCTCTGCCTATTATTCCATAATAGGTCTGACGGCTGTTTTTGCTGGTTCTTATTGGCCTGTTGTTATTATGGGGTCTACTTTAGAAATTGCAAAAATTATTTCAACATCCTGGCTTTACAGGAATTGGAAGAGTGCTCCTTTACTTTTAAAGACTTATCTAACATTAGCTATTTTTCTGTTGATGTTAATTAGTAGTATGGGTATTTTTGGATTTCTATCCAAAGCACACATTGAACAAAATTTACAATCAACTACTGGTGATGCGGATCAAATCCAAATTGTACAATCTAAAATTGACAATGAGCAATCTACCATAGATGATCTTAATAAACAGATATTCCAGATTGATGCTGCGGTAACAAAGCTGACAGATAAAGGCCAAGCACAAAGTTCTTTACAAGCTGCTGATAAGCAAAGGAAGCTTAGAGATGATCTCACAAAACAAAAGACACAACATGTGGAAGTATTATCCAATCTCAAAACAGAGAAAGTTAAATTTGAATCGAGTGTCAAAAAGACAGAAGCAGAAGTTGGTCCTATCAAGTACATTGCTGCGGCTATATATGGATCCTCAGGACCTGATACACTTGAGATGGCTGTTCGGTGGGTTATACTTTTGTTGGTTATTGTATTTGATCCTCTCGCAGTTGTCCTTCTTTTAGCAGCCAATCACGGAATGAAAAGCAAAAAAGACGAGTTGCCTGAATTAAAGAATAGTAATATATTAAGTATTGATTCTGATACAATATTTGAAACAAATACAAACAATAATCTAATTGGAGTTTTTATGTCCCTTATTCAACGCCTTATTAAGAATTCAACTATTAATGATACTTCACTTCTTACCGAATCTAAAATTTATGGTAAGAAAGATATGATTACAACTAGCGTTCCAATGGTGAACGTGGCACTATCTGGTAGAGTTGAAGGTGGTCTTACACCAGGTCTCACAGTCTTGGCTGGTCCATCTAAACACTTTAAGTCTGCCTTTTCTCTCCTTATGGCAGCTGCTTATATGAAGCAATATCCTGATAGTGTTCTTCTATTTTATGATTCAGAGTTTGGTACACCACAGACTTATTTTGAATCATTTGGTATTGATATGGAACGTGTTATCCATACACCAATCACTGATATTGAAGAACTTAAATTTGATATCATGAAGCAGTTGAATGAAATTACTCGCAATGAAAAAGTTGTTATGGTAATTGACTCTGTTGGTAACCTGGCTTCTAAGAAGGAAGTTGAAGATGCTGCTAATGAAAAGTCAGTAGCAGATATGTCTCGTGCTAAGTCTTTGAAATCATTGTTCCGTATGGTCACACCTCATTTGACATTGAAGGATATTCCATTGCTTGTTGTCAATCACACCTATAAGGAAATTGGATTGTATCCAAAGGACATTGTTGGTGGTGGTTGTGTAGTTGCTGGTACAAAAATTCACACACCAACAGGCCTCAAAAATGTTGAAGATTTTCTAGTAGGTGATACTGTGAATACATTGAAGGGGACTAAACTAGTAACTCATGTTTGGAATCCAGATACACTAGAGAACGGCGAACCTGAGTGTTTTGAAATTGAGTTTGAAGATGGATATAAGGTTGTATGTTCCGATAAACATAAATTTTTAATTAATGATAATTGGATTGAAGCAAAAGATCTAATTATAGGAATGGATTGTATAGTATCTGCTTAGGCTAATAAAAATAGAAAAAAATCTGAAGAAGAAATTTATAATTGGGTTAAAAAAGTTGCTTCAAAAAGTAAGAGTAAAGAACATAGAAGTAAAATAGGTCGTTATGGTCTTACTATGATACAAAATATTCACACTAAAGAAATTAAAAGAGTACCGCTTGATTTAATAGGTGGGATATATGATACTAATGAATGGGTCAATCCTAGAAAAATAACTCCGGAACAGAAACATAAATGTCTCTATTGTGAAGTTATTACAACAAAGTCAAACTTAAAGAGATGGCATAATGAAAATTGCAAAAATTACACCTGTAGGTAAAAGAAAAGTTTATGATCTTTCAGTAGAAGAGGTACAGCATTATGTACTAGAAAATAAAGTAGTAACACATAACACTGGCATTTATTACTCTGCTGATACAATTTGGATTCTTGGTCGTCAGCAGGATAAGGATGCTGATGGCATTCAAGGTTATCACTTTATTATTAATGTGGAAAAATCTCGATATGTTAAAGAAAAATCTAAGATTCCTATCACTGTTTCTTATGAAGGTGGTATCAAGCGTTGGTCGGGCATGCTCGATTTGGCTATCGAAGGTGGCTATGTGGTTAAACCGTCAAATGGATGGTATCAATTAGTTGATCGTTCCACTGGTGAAGTGTCTGGTAATAAGATGCGTGCTGCAGATATTGAAGACAATGGTACAATTTGGAAGCAAATTCTTTCAACTACTAACTTTGCAGAATTTATTAAAAAGAAGTATACATTAGCTCAAGGTTCCCTTGTACATGATGATGCGGGGGTATTAGAAGATGAGTAATACTAGTTTCTTTAATTCAGATAGTATGAGAGAGCTTCAAGAAATCTATCGAGAAAGTCGAAACGAGTATGATAATGATTCAGAAAAATATTGGGAGTCATTATTATACGAAGATAAGCTAAAGGCATTTTATATTGTTACCAAACGTATCCATAAAGGTGATGTGGTCGACAGAGGATCTTTTAGATACGTTCTTTATGATACCTTTGGTTTTGATATGGATTCATATCTAGTTGGTATGGATTCGGGATATATGGAAATTCATAATGCTATTGCCGAGGGTTTAGATGACGACAAGCCTTGATGTTGAAAAACGGATACAAAAGTTAATGATGCCAGTTGAAACACAAATTATGATGTGTGATGACATTAATGATATTTTGTATCTAGCTGTTGGTATGTTAAGACGTGCCATTCTTATTCTAGATAACCAATACAATAAGGATGGTCGTCAGGCTGTTATAAATGAATTTAACAAATAGGATATGGTCGTGTGTGGAAAACTATTGAGCATGTTTTTAGATGGCGTAAATTTCCCAAAAATGTTAAATTCTTTTTAAGGAATTTTAATTACAATAATGGTAGACCTATTATCACTTATAAGATAGGATCATTATTAATAGAGAAGCATCAGATTTATATGGATAAGAAATAAAAATGTTTAAGGCATGGACAATTCGTTGGATTGGTTTTCATAGTGATTATAAAAACTGGTTTTATTGGTCTGTTTTTAGATTTAATAGTGGTTATCCATATGAGTCTTGGCGTTTCGGTCCAATTTTAATTAAAAGGTATGTACATTGATTGAGAAAACAATTCTATCCCATTTAGTATATAATGAGACTTATGCTAGAAAGACTCTTCCTTTTATCAAAGATGATTATTTTCAAAATCTATCTGATAAAGTAGTTTATAATTTAATCAATGAATATGTACAAAAGTATAATAATACTCCTACTAAGGAAGTGTTGTTTCTTGAATTAAATAACAAAGACGGATTAAGTGAGAATGTTTTCAAAGAGTCAAAGCGAACTATCGAAGATCTTCAAATTGACAACACAGAAATTAAATGGCTTTTGGATAGCACTGAAAAGTTCTGTCAAGAAAAAGCTATCTACAATGCTATCATGGCTTCAATCAAAATCTTGGATGACAAAACTGGATCAAGCTCTACAGGGGCTATTCCTACTTTGTTATCAGACGCTCTTGGTGTCAGTTTTGATGTCAGCATCGGCCATGATTATTTTCTTAATTCTAATGATCGGTTTGATTTCTATCATCGCAAGGAAGAACATATTCCCTTTGACCTTGATTACTTCAATGACATTACTAAAGGAGGTCTTGTTAGAAAAACCCTCAACATTGCCCTTGCAGGCACTGGTGTTGGGAAATCTCTTTTTATGTGCCATTGTGCTTCAAATAACCTAAGACAAGGTAAGAATGTTCTTTACATCACTATGGAAATGGCAGAAGAGAAGATTGCTGAACGTATTGATGCTAATCTTTTGAATGTTACTGTTGATGAACTATCTATCATTCCAAAGGATGTCTATGATAAGAAAATAGAACGCATCAAGGAAAAGACTGTTGGTAAACTCATTATCAAAGAATACCCTACAGCTGGTGCTGGTAGTGCTCATTTTAGACACCTTATTAATGAACTTCGTATTAAGCGAAACTTTGTTCCTGATATTATCTATATCGATTATCTCAACATCTGTTCTTCTAGCAGGATTAAATCTGGAAGTAATGTCAACTCATATACACTCATTAAGTCTATTGCTGAGGAATTACGTGGCTTGGCCGTTGAGTTTAATGTTCCTGTGGTTTCTGCTACTCAAACTACTCGAGGTGGTTATGGTAACAGCGATGTGGAATTAACTGATACTGCTGAATCATTTGGTCTTCCTGCAACAGCGGATTTAATGTTTGCTTTGGTAGCAACAGAAGAAATGGAGAAGCTAGGACAGTTAATGGTTAAACAATTAAAGAACCGTTATAATGATCCTACTATCAATAAAAAGTTTGTTGTTGGTATTGATAGAGCCAAGATGAGATTATATAATGTTGAACAGAGTGCTCAGACATTAGTAGATGATGCACCCGTTTTTAATAGTTCTAAATCAGGTAAGGCTATTGATTCAGAGAAACGTAATAGGTTTAAGGAACTGACTGTATGATAGAATTTTTATATAGATTGTTCGTTATATTTTGTTTGGCTATCCCTGTTTGTTTGGCTGCTGCAGCTATTATTATTTTAATGATGGCAGACCATGAAGACATCTGATGAACTATATGCTGAGTTTGTGGCTGACATCATTCTATCATACTTTGCTGAACAATTGGTTGTTGGAAGATCTGTAATATATGAATCAGAGATATGGTTACTCTTAGGCAGACGCTTTCCTGAAAATAGGGTTGACACTAAATTCTTACTAAAAAATTACCAAGATAATGTTATAAAACTAGATGATTTCAGGAAAAAACCGTTGAATTAATTCTTAATTCCTGTTATATTAATAATAGGAAATGAGGAAGAAATGAATACAATTCTCGTGTCTTTGACAGTTGCAGCCGGTGTTGCTTATTGTGGACTTAGTCCTAATACAGCACCGGTTTCTTTGTCTTCTAATCCTGAACCTGTTAAGGTAGAGGTTGTTAATAAAGCGGTAAGCTTTAGTAATGAATCTGACCTTGAATGTTTAGCTAAAAATGTTTATTACGAGGCAGCCTTTGAATCCTATAAAGGAAAACAGGCTATTGCTGAGGTAACCATTAATAGATTGAAAACCGGGCGTTGGGGTCATACAATTTGTGATGTGGTTTATGCGCCATATCAGTTTTCCTGGACTTTAAAGTCAGGTCTTAGTAAGCCTCATGGTAATGAATGGACACAAAGTGTGTTAGTAGCCCATTCCTTTCTGGTTGACGGGGTTCGGCTTAAGTCACTTAAGGGTAGCATTATGTATCATGCTGATTACATTCCTACCCCGGTTTGGGCCTCTAAAAAGTACCGGGTAGCTCAGATTGGACAGCATATTTTCTATAAAAAAGACGTTGTTTCTAAAAAAGGCTAATGATTTCAACGGTGTTTTTTTTAAAAAACCTGTGGCAATTATTCGAGGGTTGGGCTATTATAATAATATAAGCAATGAGAGAGAAATGCAGCCGGAATTGGAAAATAAAATAAATTACCGGGTTGCTTTTATTTCTAATCGCTATATAATAGGTTCTGTAAGCATCACAAAAGGAGTTACAATATGTCTAAGTTAGCTAAGGTAGTTGAGATCATCAATTCCAACCCACAATTGACAAAGAAGGAAATGTCATTGTTGGTTTCAGAACAGGTACAGATTCCACGTCAGCAAGCATATGCATATATCTATAATGCTGAGAAGAAGATCGGTAAGATGCCTGTAAAGGAAAAGACTGTTACTGAGAAGACCCGTAAGGCTGCTACTGAAGAAGTTAAGGCTAAGCGTCTTGAACAGATGAAAGAAGTATCTGATCGTATTAAAGATCAGTCAGTTGAACGTGAATCTATGCAGGCTGAAATTGATGCCTATATGGAAGAAGCAGATGAATATGTTGCAACGTTGAAGTCTGACTTCTTACGTCGCGGTATCAGTGCTGGTGCTCAGTGAGGGATTTAATTCTCCTCGCTTTAAAGGATGAGGCTCCTTCCCTATTCACCAAGTTCAATAATGCTTTTGAAGTTGGTGTGGGGAAGGTATCCTCCGCTATTCATACAATGCAATTGATCTATCGTCATAAGCCAGATCGCATTATTAATTTTGGTACAGCTGGCTCAAAGGTTTTATCACCGGATCTATATCGTGTCAATAAAGTAATTCAGCACGATATGAATCTTATGGCTTTAGATTTACCACCTGCCACCAGTCTTAAAGATGATCATACTGTATTGTACATTCCAGGAAGTGGTGTAACATGTGCTAGTGGTGATCTTTTTGTAACGGAGTGGGATAAGCTTCGCATCAGTTGTGATATGATTGATATGGAAGCCTATAGCATTGTTCGATCAGCTATGGTAGAAGACCTCGAAGTGGAAGTTTGGAAATACATTAGTGACTCAGCTGATGAAAATTCTGACACCACTTGGGAAGAAAATGTTGCAATTGGTGAAAAAAAGTATCTAGAAATGCTTGAAACACTGAATGTGAAGACATTTTAATGATAAATAGAAATGGAGAAAACATCTCCATTTTATCTAAAGGACTAATATGAACTCGCTCTATTGTTTTAAACATAACCTACGCTCAGATAACGGGACAATGTCACCGATTGCGGGCTCATGGAATTATGAAGACAAGGAGCGCATGATTTAAACCTAGGATAGAATCCAAAGTTTGGTCAAGCGCTCCAGGGAAACCGAGGGGCGCTTTTTTATTAGTGCTTTAATTTATAGAGTGTAGTATATTTAATAATCGAAGTTGTTCCGAGTGGATAAGAACAGCCCCTGACTGGTACTTGAGCCGAATGGCTGAATAGGTGGTTTCCAGCAGGGAGAAGAAGATAACGAAAGTTATCTCTTCATGGATACTACACAGGGTACCGTGTATGGACGCATACTCTATGGATGATAGGGCCATCTTGCCATCCTAATACAACCTGATCAATGGCTAAGGAAGGGATGCACCCGACTCCGAAATTTGGTTTTATGTAGTATCTTTGAAGAGATAATAGTTGTTTCTAAATGAACATCATAGCCATGGCTGGATAGCCAGTTCTCGAGACTGGTCCAGTGGATGGGATAGAGACCTTGTGGTCTCGAAGACGGTTCGACTCCGTTAGGGACTGATCACCCCATGATGTTCTTTTAGATGCAATTGTTGTTTCGCTTATACAGGAGACTAATAGTGCGGAGTAATTAACCGAAACTGTAGACAGATAGGCTGGTGGAAGGGTGAGGGGATAGATTACAATTGCTATGATTGTATCTTGATTTGATCCTGAGGTTGGGTTCGATTCCCATGATTTGTGTATTCTGTATAAGCGTAACAACAATTTTGGACGGTATTGGCTAGGTGCTGATATCTGTATTCCCTGGCAGGAGTACGAACGAGGGATGCCAGTCCCTCTAGTAGCCAGATAACTAATTGTAGCAGTATGGCACTGCTGGTGAAGCACCTACGGAGATGGTAGGGGAGCAGACGGGCTTCATGCCGGTCTAACAAAACAAATGCCAGATATTGGAGAGGTGTCCGAGTGGTTTAAGGCATTAGTTTGAAATCCTGTTTATTATAAATAAACCAGGAGAATAAAACATGTTATGTCAATACTGCTCTAAACAAATTAATAATAAAGGTTCACTTAAAGCTCATGAGATGAGTTGTCATAGTAATCCTGATAAAATAAAACATAGGCATAGCGAGAACGCTGGATGGCCTAAAGGTAAAACCAACCACGCTAAAGGTAAGAAGGTAGGTGCTCACCCCTCTTGGGAGATAAAATTTCCTAATGAAAATTTATTTGTTGAAAATAGTTCAACTGCAAGAGGTGTAATTAAAAAAAGAATTATTAATCAGAAACTCATTGAATATAAATGTTCGATATGTGACATTGATGCCATTTGGAATGGTAAACCTATGCCACTTATTCTTGACCATATTAATGGTATTAATAATGATAATAGATTAGATAATTTAAGATTTGTTTGTAGCAATTGTGATACACAATTGGACACTTACAAGTCACGTAATCGGAGGTATGCGAGCAAGGTGCTCAAACGGTCTTGAAAACCGTGCCACCGCAAGGTTGATGGTTCGATTCCTTGTACCTCCGCCAAGTTATCCTGACGCTGGAGC